CGCTTGCCGCCCTCAGTCGACACCTTGTAGCCCGGCCGGTCCAGATTGGCATTAGACGCATCAGCAACCCGCTGCATACGCGGCACGCCCTCGGTGTCGATGACATGCTCCACGACCTCGTCCCAACCTTTGCTATGGAACTTGATCCTGTTGCGCGCCATCAGCCGGTGACCTTCCGCAGCTTGACCACGTAACCGGGCCGCCAACCGTGGAAGCCCAGCCCATCCTCCAGTGCCACGACCTCATACGGCTTGTCGTTGACATCGTCGGGATCGTTGAACGGGTACGGCAACGTGAACCGGTCCCGCACAGTCACCCTCAGATCCGGTGGCACGGCCATGTCTACGTCGGCAACCACGCGCGACGTGTGACCGTTGACGTTCTCGACCATGCCCGACTGGATAGCGATCACACTGACCTCCACCCCGTCCGACCACGTCTCGGCATCGTTACCAAGATCGTCCTCGCCAGTCCCGTTGAACACCTTGTGAATCACGGTGTACGGAGTCGGGAAGGTCGTCATACTGTCGGAAAATTCATGACCCGGCTGCGATTCCCAAAGGGCCGTAACGTGATCTTGTCCTGACGGGACAGCCACACCCCACCCGAAGAGGCGTCAGCGTTGAACCGCTGAGTCACACCGAAGGACAGGGCGTTCATAGACTGCCCTTCGAGGCCGGGCGTGGGCGTGGAGGCGGTCAGGGCGCGCGCCACCATCCGTGATGCCACGATGGACACCCCGTCTGGCACAGGATCAGGCGCGAACCCCAACCAACCCACCACGAGCGCCGAAGCCTCCGCTAGGAGCCCCTCGACGCGGCTGGACTCGTCAGTCGTCAGTAGCCGACCGAGCCGGTCGACCACGTCTTGGCTTGACGCCAGCGTCATCGTCACTGTCCTTCTCTGCGGGAGCGGACTTCGTCGTCAGGTGGTCGCCCACCTCCGCACCGTCCGGGACGGCGTCGCCGGCCGAAAGCACGACGACACCCCCCGGCACGCGGACGTGAACAACCCCTTCGAGGTCGTCACGAATTTTCATCAGGTCAACACCGTCGCAACCATCGAAGCGACCGGGTTCACCAGAATCGGCATCGCGACCGCGTTCGACCGGACCCACGCCGCGATCGGATCATCGGTCTTCCACGCACCCACCGCGATACCCGGCTGATCGGCAGCGCCGATGCCGTACCGCGGATCATCCGCCTCCAGGGTGGGGCCGACGAACGTCGCACCCAGGTTGTTCTCCCCCGAGTTGGGGTCGACGACCTCGGGCAGCAGGTACACCTTCTTCTCGTTGGTGACCCGCGTGCCGTTGACCTTCCGGTCGAACACGACCAGCGGCGGCAGCCCATACCCGGACAGCACCGAGTTCAGTGCGTCGATCGACACGATGGTCGGGGTGCCGGCCATCGTCGCAACGAGGGTGCGGATCTCGGCCACGCGCTGGAGAACGGCCACCACCTTGCGCGACACCAGCAGGGCACCGGGCTGCGCGCCGTCGTTGACGGACGCGTAGTAGTCGCACCATGCGATCAGGTCGTCGATCGGCTTCGGGGTGCCCGAACCGGCGTCCCACAAGACGCTGGCGGTGACAGTGTTGCCACCAGGGCGCCCGAACGACACGGTCTGAACGACCTTGTTCTCGTTGATGGTCAGCGAGCCGGTGTCGATCACCTGTCCGCGGGCCACCTCCAAGCGCTTCACGATGGCCTCGACGACCCGCCGGGTCGCCTTCAGCACGCCGCCCAGGATCAACTGCTCCTGAACCCCACTGCGGCCACGGAGCAGTTCATACTCCGAGACCCGCTCCTTCAGGCCCAGAGGCAGCAGCTCGAAGGTCTTGCGCTGCGCGGTGCCGCCGTAACCCAGCGGAGTCTCAGCGTCGAACGCTCGGTACTGAGCAAGTTGCCCACTGCCGTCACTGGCCACGATGGTACGAACCACCACATCCGGGACGGTGGTGTTCGGCAGGAACCGGGCAAGAGTGCCTTGCGCTCGCTCGATGTCATCCTGAGCGGCACGGGCATACCCGGTCAGTTCAGCCGGGGTGATGAGATCAGTCCACAGTGCCATGGTCAGGCCTCCAGAACGAACGTGCCGGTGGTCGTCGCATCAGCGGCAACCGTGGACGGCAGCTTGGACAGTTTGATGCGGCCCTCCCACACGTACGGGAAGGTCACGTTGCCGCCGTCAGACCGCACCGACTGGTCAGTCAGGATGAAGCCGGCGAGGATGTTGGTGCCGCCGGAGCCGCCACCGTCGTAGGGGACGGCCAGGTTCGACACGATGGCGAAAGCCTCACCGGACTTGATGCGGCCCTCGGTGGTCTTGCCGGTCCAGGCAGTCGGATCGAGGGTGGCCGATGCGGGTGCGTCAGCACCGCGGCGAGACAGTAGCCAAGACTGATCGCCTGCACCGAAAGACTCAGTGCGGATTCCCAACTGGGTCATGGTGTCACTCCTTTCAAGAGTGCTAGTGCAGGCGGAACTGCCTGCGGTTTACTTGCTCTTGCCGGATTCGTAGAGCGCTTTGCCGGCGTCGAGAGTTCCGCCCCGCCCTTGGGATGGATTTCCCTGCTGCGGATTGGGTTTCGGACCCGTGGAGGGTGCCTGCTGCGTCAACCGGGCCACCTGCTTGAGTAGGAGATCCGGGTCGGTAGCAGTGAGGAACAGTTCTGCGTCCTCGTCACTGATCTGATGAATAGCCACGAGGTGCGTGCGGAGAGCTTCGGAAACCTTCTGCGGCAGGGACGCGACTTGAGCCTCGGCGGCTTTGACGCGGTCCTCACGCTTCTGGTCGTCGGTCTTTTGCGCTTCCTCCAACTCGGCCAACCGTTTCGCGGCTGCCGCGTTGTCTTTGGCGCGTTTCTCCTGCTCGCGGGCTTTCGCTTTCCAGAAGTCGACCGTTTCGGTGGGCTTCTGTTCCTGCTGTTCCTGCTCTTGGCCCTCTTCGACCGTTTCGGTCTCGGAACCGTTTTCGTCCGGCATGTGTTTGCTCCCGTTTCGGGACATTCCCGACCGTTTCGGTCAGGGGGGTCTATTTGCGCAGCGCGCGGTTCCAAGCGCTCAGAATGTCCTTCGGGTCGCCAGACCCGGCATCCTTGCGCGCTTGGATGTACTGCTCTTCCCACTGCGCCACATATGGCGGGGGTTCATATTCATCGCCCGGACGCACCATCACCGCAATGCAGTGACATGAATCGTGCGCCAAGAATGATGCCGTCTCTTCACTCCGGTACACATCGAGCCGCGTACTGAGCATGCGGCAGAACGGGCAGGCGTTCGCAGACGCATGCCGCGCCCACGTCGCACCCTCTTCCGCCTCGACATTCTCCAGAATTGTGCCGCGCGACTGATCCATCACAGCCCGCTCTGCACTGCCTATCAACGCCCGAGTGGGGTTGTTCTGCAACATCGCCCACCGTCCCGACGCTGCCAGGCGCTCCTCTGGGAGGAGGTCGATGGGTTCAGCCACGTAATCCGAGAAGGTTGGTTGTTCGTTGTAGAACTCGACAGACAAGGCGTTGCTCGCTGCCAGGTAGGCCATCGCCAACCCTGGATACGCGGTGGTCATGAACTCCAACGATTCCGACCTATCCAGCCGCTCCATACTGGCCAGTAGTCGACCAATCTTGATGCCGAGATCAGCCGCCAACTGCACTAGGACAAGCTGGAACTCACTGACCGCCAGCGCCACCGGGAACCTCCGGCGCCGGAACCTCGCGAACCGGAGAAGTAGAGGTCAGCTTGTCCACAAGCGACAGCACTGCACCCGAACGCTGATCGCGCTCCATCTCCTGCTGCTCCTGCTGCGAGAAACCGGCCCGATCCCACGTGACCTTCGAATCAGGCTGCAGCACGCCAACGCTGATGTACTTCATGACCTCATCAGAGGCCGCAGCACGTGTTGGAGTCGAAGCGTCACGCCACTTCACCCCAACCTCACGAAACACATCAGGGTCCACCCCGCCATCACGGAACAGCAGCGCCAGATATGCCACCTCGCGCCACGCCAGACCGAAACTCGTCTGCCTGCGCTCGGCTCGCTTCACCAGCCGGTACTCCTGCTGGCGAATCGAATCAGCAGATGAAGGGTTGTCCGTCACAAACCCCAGGTATGGTGCCGGGATGCCTGATTCGGCCGCCAACAGTTGGCTATACGCCTTGATCTGCTCGATATAGGGCGTCGGTGGAGCGGGGCGGAACTCATGCAACTTCGGTTCCACTGGATTACCCTCTTCGTCCACCTGCGGAGGAATCGCATTCATGGTGCCCGACGTGGACTTCCAGCCCTGTCGGCGATTCTCTTCCGGGGAGTTTGTCTCAGAGAGGCCAAATACGGCCGGATCAGTATTTAGGGCCGTCCACTTCGGGGACGTGTAGAACTCGCGGTTGATCTCCATGCCCGTCAGGGTGCGGATGGCCGCGTTGGTGAGATACACGACCTTGCGGGTAATCTCTGAGCGACCGTTCACGTCCGACGCGCGCTCACGATTCAACGCCCGCGCCACCGGGACGCGCCCCAACCTATGCGGGTCGCGATCCGCCACAATCAACTCGCCACGCACCCGCTCGAATCGGATCGTCTCATTCGGCAGGTAAAGAGTTTCCATGAGCGGGATGCCGTTTTGGTCACGCGTCTGAGATAGCGCCGACTTCGCCCGCCGCAACCGGTAATCCCACTCCACCGTGCACGACTCAGTAGACTCCACCGAGATCAAGACATCCGGCTCACCAGAATCACCGCGGCCGACGCTTACAAACCCGCACCCATAGGTGAAGGCGTCCAGATGTCCGCGACCAGACTCCACAGCGAGGTCGTTGTCGACATAGACATCGCGGAGCTTGAGGTCGTCAGCTCCAGTCCAACCCTGAAACTCAAGTCGCTCTTCGAGGACGTCCACCACAGTTCCGGGCCATCCCACAACAGCTTCGATCAGGCCTGGCAGCCCCGCAGGTGCCGATATTCCGAGATCCTCGGCAGTGTGCTTGCCCTCGTATAGGTCTGACTTGAACCGGTTCTTTGGAGCGACTAGCTGGAGTTGCATGCGCAGTGCAGCGGCAGAATCCCGCTCCGATTCCGACAGCCTCAAGGCTGGAAGCGCGATTGCCGGGGTTCCAATGTCCGCGATCGTCACCCTGTCACCGCCTTCCGCACTCGTCGCTCAGTCCTATCGCGCGCACCAGCCGCCCCCGCGAGCGCCAACACAGTCGCCATAGCCGGCGCATTCCGCACCGAAGTCTTCAAGTCAAATGTCCACGCGGCGCCATCACGGCCGTACTTCTTACGCGCCCCCGCAAGCGAATCCATCAGTTGGGTCTGATCGTCATGAGACAACCATCCCGCCTCGCAACCCTCAGCTAGCAGCTCGCAGCCCCGCCCAACATCACCCAAGGACGCTGACTTTGCGGTCACCCGCCGTGCCTGCAAAATGGGCACCAATGGAGCCGCAGCGCCATAATTCGGGACCATCACAGTCCCCTTTCGGGCGTGCTCGGCCAGCCAGTCCGCCACCACATCTAGCCGGATGTGCGCGACATACTCCCGAACCCAACGAGACTCACCCTCGGCAAAGCAAGCCACCACCGAGAACCTGCCATCATGAGCCGCAACCCCGAATGACACTGGGCGGCCGTCGAACGCTTCGCCCTTCAGTTCATCCCACCGCTTGGCGGTAACAACACCGCCCTGCGCCGCATCCCAAATACCCAGCGCCTCGCGTCGCCACGAGTCCTCATTGCGCAACTTCTTCCGAAGCCGCAACATCGCACGCTCGCTAGTGCGAAACGGAAACGACGGGTTCGCCTTACGCCACTGATCCCTGTCCATCGGATCAGCGCCACGATCCGCCGACATCTCGATATACAGCGTGCCATCCGAATCGCCGTCCAACGCCTCTTGACGAAGCAGGGAGAAGAACTCACCCTTATCCCGAGGCCGCGGCGGGGTTCCCATCACGAAACACAGCGGGTTGTCAGCGACGTTCTGCGCGGCACCCATATTCTCCAGCGCCTCATTCGAGAGGTGCTGACCTTCGTCGAACACGATCACATCAACATCGGTGCGACCACGACCAAACCCAGAGTCCCGGGCGCCGAACTCAATCGACGAACCGTTCTTGAAGATGATCGCCTCATCACCCTTGCCACGCGGGGTAGCAGCGATGTGCGGATCAACCTTCGGCCGCTTGGCCATCGTGTAGAACTGGTCAAACGTCTCCAGCGCAGTGTCCTTCACCTGCGCCGTCCAGATCACCGTCAACCCCGGCTGCTGCAGGCACAGCGCGAAGATCACACACGCAATCAGGTACGTCTTACCGACCTGACGCGGAATCGAAATAACGATCGTGTCCGCTGCATACTCGCCATCGGACCGCTTCGCCAAAATCAGCCGGCCCGCGTCATCCTGCCAGCCGTCAAACTCCCAGCCAAGCCGCATGCATGTATCCCGAGCCCGCGGCCACGCCGTTGCCGAGATGCCCGCCGGAATAACCACATGCCGTGCACACTCAGACAGTCGGCCAGGATTCGTGGCTCTCCGACGACGCTGCGAACCAGCCCGAGCAGGCTTAGTACCCAGTACCATCCCAGGCTTCATCGTCGGCGTCCGACACCACCGAACCGTCCATCGACGCCGCGATCGCCAACGACTCGATCTCTTTCGAGATGGTCGACAACTGACGATGCAACGCAGCTTTCGCCGGCCCCTTCTCATTCGGAAGCGACGCGACGATCTCCCGCCGCTGAGCCAGCAGAATCTCCCGATAGTCGCCGGACTCCACAGCCTCGGCAAGAGACTTCACCTTCACGGGGGCCGCGGGAGCCTCTGGGTCAACCACCTTCAGGCGAGGAGCCACAGTGATCACCTCCAGAAGCGGAAAGAAAAAAATCGTCGGGGGGAGGAACGCCT